GCAGGGAAGAAAGAAATAAAGCTGTCTGAGAGGATCAGAGCCATCATGCCACTAAAGGAAACCTGGGGGAAAGTGTGGTACGGCACAATTCCGGAAGCAGATGAGTTCGCACAGGAGTTCTGGGATAAACCACATGGAAAGAGATTCGTTCCGTCATACCTGTATCCCGGAAATCTTCCAGAAGTGTTAAAAGCCGGAGGACTGGAACACAGCGGAATGGATATCCTTGCAAATGCAGGCATGAAATTCAACGTAAACATCTATATCATATCCTTCCACAACCACCCTTATCTGGAATATCTGACAAAAGCCGGTCTGACAAGACTGGCAGCAGATATCGTAAATGATCACTGGGTAGAGATCAACAGAAACGGAAGGAATCTCAAGGAAGCACTGATGCTGGACGGAAACCACTTAAACAGGCTGAAAACGATAAACGGTGGAGCCGCCATCCTGGGATGGCTCAGGTACGAACAGGACAATGACATCCGGATTACACAGGAAAGCTTGGAATGGATTGCCGGAAAGAAGTTAAAAATAAGTGACTGCCAGGATATCCCTAATGAACTTGAAAGCGTAAACCGAATGGTTAACTACCTGAAAAAGCAGAAAATAGCTCCGGGAAAGTTCACGATCATATGGAGAGACTATCTGCGTATGGCAAGAGAAGAAGGATACGATACCACTGACGATATTGTGAGATTCCCAAAGGATTTAAAGGCAAGGCACGATCAGTTGGTAGAAGTGAGAAACCAGAGAGCGGATGATAAACGACTGGAAGGATATAAGAAACTGGATGACCGGATAAAAGAAAGACTTCCGGGCATGAAAGACTACTTCTGGGAAGACCGGGAATACATGATCATACCGGCAGGGACATGTAAAGAACTGATGGATGAAGGAAGAACTCTTCATCATTGTGTGGGAAGCAGTGACGTTTACATGAAAAAGATGGCAAACGGCGTCAGCTGGATCCTGTTCCTGCGAAAAAAATCAGAACTGAAAAAGCCCTACTACACCATAGAGATCAGCCTGAAGGACGATCATATCATCCAGTTCTATTCAGAATATGACCGACAGCCGGATAAAGAGACCATCAATGATGTCCTGAACCGGTATAAACGGAGCATCCGAAAAAAGAAGATAAAGATTCAGGTACCGGCAGCAGGCATAGCATAAGGAGGACACTATGGAATATATGCAGTTAAGTATGGATGACTATATCCAGAGCAAGAATGAGATTAAACAGGAACTGGGAGGGATTGTAAAGAGCTTCGTGCGGATCGGATGGCAGCTGACCCGCATAGATAAGTCAGGAGCCTATAAACACGATGGATACAACACCATTGCAGAATTTGCCAGAACAGAATATGGCATGAATCCATCAGGAGTCAGCCGTTTCATGAAAGTATATGAGAAATATTCCGTTCCGGGAGATACACCGGAGCTTAAGGAACAGTACAGGGAATTCAAATTCAATAACCTGGTAGAAATGCTCCAGCTTCCGGAAGAAGACCAGCAGATCTTTCATCCGGAGGATAAAAGAGAGGACATCCGCGAGTTAAAAGACTTCAACAAGGAAAATGAAAGCAATCCGATGAACCTTTTAGACTGGAAATCTGCACAGAGTACAGAGGACAAGCTCCACGCTACGATCCAGGAATTCTTCCGGGAAAAGACAGGAATCCTCAATACCCTGTACAGCAGTGAGGCATATCAGTCCGGAAACATCAAGGAAATGGCGCAGATCATCAACCCTGGTGACAGCATGAGTTATCGAAAAGGAACGGTCTTCTTAATGTTCCATCAGGAAGATATCACAGTCAAGATATTCAATGGAGAGATGAGGAATATCTCCTGGAACCAATTTTTTACATACACACGTGAGATATTTGCGGAAGCGGCAGCAGGAGCGAAAACATATGAGAATTATTTCGGGATTCCAGAGAAAACACATAGTTCGACACCAAAAGAGATTCCGAAACCCGCACCAAAACCTGTATCGAATCCGATACCCGAACACGATGTTTGCCCTGAACCGGAAATTGCGCCGGCG